GGCAAAATGGGGTTTTTAGAAAAAAAGAGGCCCAAAAAGTCTGAAATTCAGGCGATTACAAATAAGGCGTTTTAGGGCAAAAAACGTCTATTAAAACCAAAAAAGCCATGACCCCAATTTTCAAAAAAACAACCGGTTCTCCAGCTGCAACCGACAAAGTCGGCGATTACAACTTCAAAGACCACTACCCAGACGTGAACACAAACATGCTGTGGAGTGAGCTTGCGCCCTACATTCGGCAGGCAACGCGCAGGTATATTCTACCCTACGTCGGGCAAGAATTATACGATGATATCGCGGACGATATCCAGGCCGGTGCAGTGTTATCCGACTCACAAAAAGAGTTCGTTGAGCGCCTGCGGGATGCGGTGGCTTATGCCGCAATCATGACGATCCTGCCGAAGAAGAAAACTGCGATCACCAGCATGGGAGCAGTTGAAAATGTGGCAAAAGAAGGGACCACCAGCGCATCCCTCTGGGGATTTCGGACTACGCTCTGGAGTGTGGCGCAAGATGCAGATCGGTGTATTGACGAAATGCTGGAATATCTCGAAGCCAGGGCAAAGGCAAATGATACTGCTTTTGACCTTTGGAAGGGAAGTGATGCCTTCAATATCGGCAAAGCTGACCTTTTTCGGACTACGGAGGAGTTTCAGCTTTTCCAAAACATCAACAGCTCTCGGCGGACTTACCTCATTTTGTTGCCCGTGCTGAAGCAAGCTACCCGGCAGCATATTGTCCCTGTGATTAGCCAGGAGCAATACGATGAGCTGGTTACTGATTACCAGGCTGGCACCTTAGATGCGGCGCAAGAAGCCCTTCTCGAGAAGGTTCGGGCCGCGTCAGCCGCCTGGGCGGTTTACTATGCCACCAACAAGGTATCCATCCTGACAGATCAGGATGGTTGGCGTGTGATTGGAAATTCAGATGCTATTGACCAGCGGGCATATTCCGCAGAGGTCACAATCTCGGCGATCCAGCGGATCCGGGACGCGGCAGAGCAGGATGCTCGGCTGAATACCGCCGACCTCACCGCTTTTATAGCCGAAAATGCGGACGACTACCCACTTTGGGAAGCGAGTAGTGCCAATCCAGCCAATGATACAACAGAGATTTCGAGGCCGTTTGGCTTTGAATATGGCGGGGTGATGATGTAGATTTGGAACTGATATTTAAAAAGCCCGACCAGGTTACCGGTCGGGCTTTTTTATATCAGGCAATTTTAAATCCATCCTCAAATCCCGAATCTTCTCGTTCACCACCCCAAGCCGCTTCACATACCGCTGGAACACTGCCAAGTCCCGGTGCCGGAAATGCCGCATGGCGCTTTCTACGTCCACGCCCATATCGAGCAGGTAAATTGCGAGTGAATCCTTCAGCGAATAAAATTGCAAGCCCTTGGTATTGTGCAATTTACCTTCCCTTTTCAGTGTCTTAATCACGACCCTGAACTTGTTGGCCAGGGTATTCACCCCGATCTGCTCCGGTTGCGGCTCCAGCGTGGCATTATGCCGGCCTTTTGCTTTCCCGAACAAGAAATAAGAAGAGGGATATCTGTCCAGCTTCAAGCGATCAAAGTGCGGAATCAGCTCCGTTGGGATCGTAACCACCGAATCCCGGTTGTTTTTTGAGTCGGCTCCAGGGAACCTTACCACGCCACGCTTCAAGTCAATTGCACCTACCCTCAAATCTCGGATTTCTCCAGGTCGAATAGCCAGGTATCCGAGCAACAGGAACGCGAGGGCCAAAGGTTTATCGTGCTGCATAATATGCCGGGCCACCAACACCTTTTCATCCGGCGACAATGGACGGCGCACTGGATCACCCACCGGACGCTCAGGCACTTTCGATACATAATTCGTAGGAAAATACTTGCGCGTCACTAACTCCGTAAACAGCGATCGGAGATTGTTCTTCCGTGTATTGTGTGTTGAATTCGCCACCTTCAGCTTTACGATGCAGTGGTCAAAATAGGCTTGAATATGACCCTGCGTCACCTGATTGCAGCGGATATGTTGCCAGCCCTTAGCCGTAAAGAACTCCGATATCCAGCGCACGACCTCCGTAAAAGATTTGTTGGTGCTTCTTTTTGCAGACCGCTTCAGGTCCATCGCAATTTGCAAGGCAGTCAAAAAAGATTCGTGCTCTGGATCCAGGACAACCGGATTGAGCCGGGTCTTCAGATCGGCCATTAGGCGTTGAGCCACATTTTCCCTTTCGCGTAAATCCGCGATCGAATTCAAATCAATACCGTCAAGTCTGGATTTCCTGATACGTACTCGCTTGCCATCAACCTCGAAATACCATTCGATGGTCCAGGTCTTACTGCGATTTAATTCAGGGGTAAGGAGCGGCTTAGGTGGGCGCATTTTTTTTTTGGCGCAAGTCTGCCAGCGGACCCCAATTTGGCAGGGTTATTGGCAGACTTGCGTTCAAAAAATGCGATAAACTATTGATATACAGCGAGTTAAAACGCTGTCTGGTGGCGGAGGCAGGAAATACTCCCTCCAAAACTCCCCCACCACTCCCCTGATTATCAATTGTTTACATCATCCGAACACAAGCCACCAACCTCAACCCTGCCACTTTTAGCCGTTTCCGGCAGAGTTTCTGGCAGACTCACTTGTTTGAGTGTCAATGTTTTACTTCTTCTTCACCTCCGGTAAAAAAATCGGATTATCCTTATCTGCCCTCAAAAGGAAGTGGTATACATTCTGATTCCCAACTGTTATCGCATAGGCTTGTACAAATTCCCACCCTTGCGCGCCCATGTAATTCATTGCATCAACCATCCCGTTGAAATTCTTAACAGATCCTTCCTCGTCGCGGATCCTTTGATCAGAAAAGAACTTGCGCCGCTGACCGTAATCAATCTCCACGCTTACTTTGTTTGAAAAAAGTTTGCCCGTCCCCACTATTTGACAATAAACCCATCGTTCCACAGAATCACGGGGTTCGGAATCAGACTGCCCCCATCCCAATCCCGGGGCAAACATTAAAATCAAAATCAAAAATTTCTTCATATAATTCTTGTTTTAGTGACTTACTTAACTCCGCCAGCACCCGGCTAAAGCCGCCGACAACTAGGTTCTAATTCCTTTTCATATTCAGCCGCCCCGATGAACTATCGCGGGCGGCTTTTTTCATTCCAAGCCTCTTGACTCAACCTCTGCTCGCCATCGCTCCAACTCCTCCAGGCGGCGAACTATGTCACGAAGCCCAGCCAACGGATCTGCCTTGTAATCCTCTTGTAAATCATCCAAAGTCCTGATTCTGGTTTCCTCAATTTGGTATGTTTTACCTATATCTTCATGCAGCAACATCTCGCCATATCCGGTCAATAGCCAGTTTGAGTTCAGTTTAGGAAAACTTTTTATCAAATTATTTACAACCTTGGTTGTGATAGGAGAATGGTCATTTACCATCTGGGAAACGTAACCCTTTCCTATGCCAAGTACTTGACTTAGAGCAACTTGTTTTATTTTGAAGTGATGCATTACGGCTTTTAGCCTGCCTCCTTGGGTATTTAAGTTTGTATTTTGCACGACAAAAGTTTCTCATAATTAAACTTTTTTGAGGAAAGCGCTTGGAAGTGTGTTCACCTTGATTATACATTTGTCCTAAATTTACAAACAGTCCTAAACATGACCACCCTTTTCCATCGAATTTCTGTGTGCGGCTTGACGAACGAGGTGATAGACCTGGTGGGGGCCAAACGGCCCGGAGTGAGCCGAAATACCGTACATCTTGCGCTCAAGGATGAGCGGCCCGGAGCAGAGCGTACCCCCTTGCGTAATTATATCCGTGAAGTAGCCGAGGAGGTTCTTAAAAATCACGAGAGCAAAGCTGCCGCAGAAGCAGCCTGACACACAAATGAAGTAGCCGATGTATACCCCCGGCGCAAACGAGCATCGGGGCCGTTTATGGATGAACGGGGCGGTTAAGGAAGTAGCCGCCCCCCTTTTTAGCAACCATGAGAGTCATCATAAGAAGTGTAATTGTGTATCGGATCAGAGGGGAGGCGTATGGGAAAGCCTCCCCTATTTAAAATGGAATGAAGATTCCGGCAAAAGAGCCGGATCGTTACTGTAGGAATGCCGCTCAGGGTCACACAAATTAGATTTGATGAAGTTCAACCCCTGGGCGGCTATTATATCGCGGAGTAGAGCAGTTGGTAGCTCGTTGGGCTCATAACCCAGAGGTCGCCGGTTCGATTCCGGTCTCCGCCACAAGATTGTTTTCATTTGGTTTTTAGGTGCTCAGCCCCGTCGAACGACGGGGCTGATCTTTCAAACACGGATCTTTTCATGAGATTATATACGGGACAATCCTACCCCAGGGCAAAAGTGCCCTGGGGCGATTCCCGGAACTGATCTCGATTTCAATAACCAGCATACTGCACACCTATGCAATTCTCAATCAAACTCACCATCGGAGGAGAGGAAGCCGTATCAGGCTACTACTCCAACAGTTCAAACCCATTCCAGCCAGTGGCCAAACATCGAGCCGACGGCATCAGCAGCTTCAACGGTCGCTGGTTTTCCAGAGCCGTTATAGAAAACTGGCATACCGCCAACACCCCTACCCCAGCCAAGCAACTAGACAAAAAAAAGGCGTCCGCCTGCACAGCGTACGCCTAAAGATTATCATAACCAAGACCGGGAAACGGGGCGAAACTTTAGCAGGAATAGCCCCGAATCCCGGCAAAAAACTGCTCAAAAGTATGTATAATTCACAAAACGCACAAAATTCAAGCCAAATGCCTTGGTGGCACCGCGAAAAGAAGGATTCGCTCGGACAGCGAATCCACAACATTCAAAAGGTCAATGACCCGACCACGTACACCGATGAGGTGCTTACGGCGTCTAAAATTCTGCTCACCCTGCTACTCGTCTTCAGCGGCGTACTGGGCGCACTCTCCTATTTCAAAAACTTCTCCATCTCATTCCCGATCGAAGTGGCCATATTCCTGGCACTTACACTTACCATTGTTATCGAATGGGGCAAGTTGAAAGCTGCCACCTGGGCAGTTCGTATTCCTTTTTTCCAGGGCTGGAATTCGCTGGGGCACAGTCCATCCAACACTTTCATTTTTCTGGGTTTGGTGGCCGTGGCCATTGCCACGTTCACGATGAGTATCTACAACTCAACCAAAGGCGGCGAGCAACTGGCCACGATGCTGAGTCACGAGAAAAACGCCACCACTTTCAAACCCGACACCCGCGAAATAGATGCCGCGATTGCGAATACTGACAAATCAATCGCCAACGCCCCAATGCAAAAATGGAAGGGTAAAATGTATTACCAGGACGCTAAGTCCGTGCGCGCTCAGTCTCAGTCCAAAGAATCCCTTCTCCGCCAACGCGAGGAGGCTGTGCGCAACCAAAGGGCTGACTATGAAGCCAAAGAGGCCAGGATGGCCTCACAAACCACTTTCGCCTCAAAGCTCGTACTCGCTTCAGGCGGCTGGATAGAAGTGCTGCAAATCCTGCTCATTCTACTCCGGGTGGCCTGCGAAAAGAACCTGGACGGGCGCTCCTCCCCTACTCCAGGCCAGGCTTTCAAAAGTCAGAATGGACAGCCCGTAAATATCGCCAACAGCCGCCCAATAGGATTTAATGTGGCAAATGATGGCAATGTTATATCAGTTGAACCAGAGCCACCGTCTGTGCCACAGACGCCAACATCTGTGGCACAGACAAACGCCTCTCATTCCGTCATGAGTCCCGGCGAAGCACTGCGGTGGTTTGAGAACGAATTAAGGCGCGAACCAAGCAACTTAAAAAACCGCCACGCCAATGCCCAAACCGTGCTCAGCCGGATCCACAACAAACTGGATCGGACGGTAGAATACCTGGAGAGGGTAGACGACCTTCCAGAGCAAGCCGCCTTTCGGCTCAAAACCTATCTCAATGATGAGTTTTTCCCCATCATTGAGCCGATTCAGCCCTACCCAAATGCCCAAAAAATCATTAGTCTCCTTACCGTTAAATCAACCGCACATGGAGCCTAAGCAAATCGCATTGATATACGGCATTGGCCTCATCGCATCCGTACTGTTTTTATGGCCCGTGGGCATTCTGGCCCTATTCTTTTTTGCACACATGAATGGCGATTTAACGCCTGAATCATAACAAAACACCTTACCACCAGCCCGGTCTCGAATCAGAACCCTGACCGGGCAGGGTAGGGGAATCCGCCCGGAGGTTGGATTGCGACTTATCTGATTTTGTAACAGTCAGACCGTCAGTTTCCCAGCCCATATCCATGCCTTCGGGCGGATATTTTTTTGCAGACAAAGCACAACACTATAGTCAGCTTGCCCCGGCTGGCATCCAACAAATTTCACGGAAACAATTAACCGTTGCCAAGGGCAAGGACTGCGATAGCCATACCCGCTTTCAAGTCCTTCCCACCCGGCAAGGAGCCATTCACATTTGCGGTCCACTCGCGATACATAGCCTAACGGGCGAAGGTTCGCACATCCAATAACGTATTATGAACATTGAAATAGTCACCGTCACCCCAGAAACAGCCCAAAAGTGGCTGTCCACCAACACGGAAAACAACCGTAAACTTTCAAAAACCACCGTAAACCGATATGCTAACGATATGATCCGTGGCAAATGGCTGCTTACGGGCGAGGCAATTAAATTCGATACAGATGGGAATTTGATTGATGGCCAGCATCGCCTACAGGCCGTAGTCGCCTCTAAGAAAACAGTCCAAATGTGCGTGGTGAAAAATCTGCAGCCCGAAACGATGCTTGTCATTGACACTGGTAAAAGCAGAAGTGCAGGGGATGCGCTCAATATCGTCGGGCACAATGGATACTCCAATGAAATGGCTGCCTTGGCCAGAAAGATCATCGGATTGAAACACGGGAACGATGTGTTGGACACAAAAGCCATTCGGATTGCTGGGCAGCCTATTACCAATCAGGACATCGTCGCTTTCTGTGCCAATAGCGACATAACTGAGCACCTGAAGTTTGGCCATAGGATTCACTACCAACAGGTTACCTCCGTGCTAAACAGAGCTGAATACCAATTCTTTCACTGGTATTTCAGCCGTATTGATCCAGCCGCCGCAGAGTCGTTTCTTACCAAACTCGCTACGCTGGATGATATCGGCACAAACAGCCCAATCCGAAAGTTGATTGAAAAAATCAACCGTTCCCAGGTCAAACTCGATGCCAAGCAAAAGTTCTGTGCCATTATCCTGGCATGGAACGCCTGGAGAAAAGGTGAAACCCTTTTATCCATCAATGTTGGCAGAATATTCAGCGAATCAGAAATCCCTGTAGCTATTTAAAAATTAAACTTCCATGCTCACACTATTCACAGCCACTACGCCCCCCGCCCAAATGGACGATGAGTCCCTCGAGTCTTTCATCAAAATGTCGATGGCTAACATAACTGCCCTCACTTACAAGCTAGAGCAGTGCTGGAACAATCCAGTCCATAAGGCCGAATCAGATAGAATCCGGGCCACAATCATTCAGCAGGGCAAAGACCTGTCGGTGTTTCTTGATATGTGGAACTACCGTCAACAATCAATGCGCTAATCGTCCATCACTACACACCATGATCAGAAACGCAGAACAAATCCGTACCGAAATCAACATTGTTGACGTAATCGGTCGCCACGTAACACTCAAGCGCAGGGGTGTGAATTACGTGGGTCTTTGCCCATTCCACGACGAAACCACGCCATCCTTCACCGTATTCCCCAACACCAACAAATTTAAATGTTTTGGTTGTGGGCAGGCTGGGGATGGCATCCACTTCCTCATGGAGCGGCAGGGCATGACGTACCCCGAAGCCCTGGAGTTTGCAGCTTCAGAAAGCCGCATCGAGGTGGAGTACGATCGTCGCGAACAGCGCGCAGAAATCATCGAGCAGGCTAAAAAAGAAAAGGAGCATCGTTCTGCACTCTATGAAGCCCTCAATGGAGTGCATCTCTACTACGCAAACAAAGGCCCCTTGCCAGGATCTTACTGCGATCTGGAGACAAAAACCGAACTCGTGGACGCTGATGGGCGGCTCATCAAACGAACCACCGCAGATGCGTTCGGTATCTGCTGGACACCCGATGACAACCTGATATTCAAATCCGGTTTTTGGGAACAACGAATTTTGGAAGAAATCGGCGTCATTGGCAAAGGAGACTTTGGGCATTATGACTTTTTCAAACGTCGGCTTCTTTTCCGAATCACCGACCAGCAGGGCAAGGTAGTTGCACTTGCCGGCCGCAGACTGAGCACAGAAGATGCCAAGCCGGAAGAGGGCGGCAAACAGCGCTCCAAATACATCAACTCCAAGCAATCCGCACTCTACGACAAAAGCGAGGTGCTATTTGGCCTTTTTGAAAACCGACGAGGCATCAAGGACGCCGGATATGCTACGCTTGTTGAAGGCTACTTCGACGTGGTTACGCCCCACGATCACGGCATTCGCAACTGCGTAGCGCCCTGCGGCACAGCCCTCACCGACCAGCAAGCAAAGCTACTCAGCCGTTTCACCGATGAAGTCGTCATCCTGCGCGATGGCGATAGTGCTGGCACAGAAGCGGCCAAGCGAGACGTAGAAACCCTCGTTCGCGCGGGGCTCAAGGTCCGCATCTGCCAGATGAAGCCCAGTTCAGAGCTGATTAAAAACATGCTCCTTCAGGAGGACATCATCGGTGCACAACTCCGCGAGCTGGAGTCGGCAGAGAAGATGGCCCCTGAAAAAGGGAAGGAGAAAAAACACCTGGCCAACATCGAAAAGATGAAGGCAAACCTCGTGGCCATGCGCGAATGCATGGCCACAATGAAGGAGGACTACGCTGCGCTCAAGGATCCAGATACATTCATGCGCCGTAACGGTAAAAAAGGCTTCGAAAAATTCATCCAAAACACCGCCCAGGATGGCATCATCTGGCGTGTGATGGAGGATTATGATCCTCAGGATGTGTTTTCAAAAGATCAAGCTACCCAAATCGCGGCCACTCTGCTCGCCCTCATCGAGTCCGAGACACTCAAGGATCACTACATCCGCGAACTCTGCAAGCCAAGCAATCTCGGGGCGGTAAAAACCATACTTGGCCAGGCAGTTAAGATTCAGTCCGATACCAAGGGCAGAAAATCAGACCTGAATCCAAAACAGAAACAGGACGTAATCACCTACGGAATGTACGAGCGCGATCAGAAATACTTTATCTCCTCCGATATCGGTGGAATAGGGTGGCAGGTCAGCAATTTCACACTCCGGCCAATCATATTCATCGAGGGCGCAAAAGAATCCATCCGCCTGGTGGAGATTACCAACGAAAAGAAGATCGCCCGGATCCTCGACATCAACTCACGAAATTTCGTGGAGCTTGGCCCATTCAAACAAACCATCGAGGCCCGTGGAAACTACCGTTTTGAGGGAAAACCAGAGCACTTCCTGAAGGTAAAAGCCAAGGTTTACGACGAGATGAAAACCGCTTTCCCGATCTACACCCTCGGCCTGCACCGCGAAGGCTTTTTCACCTTCGCAAACGGTATCGTTTCTGAAGGTAAATTCACCCCGGTAGATGAGTACGGCCTTGTTTCCCATGCCGATACCACCTACTACCTCCCGGCCTTTTCCAAAATCCGGGATCACGTCAAATCCGACGACGTGGACAACGACTACCAGGACGAGCAATACTACGTTTACACCGAAGGTGGCCAGCCAATCAGCTGGAAGGAATGGACCGCCCTGATGATCAAAGTGCATGGAGAAAATGCAGTAATCGGGATACTTTACCTGTGCAGCTGCATCATCCGGGAGAAGGTTTTTGAACGTCTGGACAACATGTTCCCCCACCTCAACATGTTCGGCCTGCCCGGATCCGGCAAAAACCAACTGGCCGCATCCCTTTGCGCCGTGTATGGCAAATACAGACCACCGGTGCACATCGTAAACGCCACCGATGCAGCCTTTTTCCGGCGCATTGCCCAGGTACGCAACGGCCTGGCCTGGTACGATGAATACAGCAACAACGCAGAGCACAAGCGCGTAGAAGCCCTGAAGCAATTCGCCGACGGCACTGGTCGCTCCCGAGCTTCCGTAGACAATCCGAACCGCACCAACAGCAGCCAGGTCAACGCCGGTTGCATCATCAGTGGCCAGCAGCAGCCTACTGCCGACGTGGCGCTATTCACCCGCTGTATCTCGCTCAGCTTCAGCAATACAGAGTTTGATGCCGCCGCCAAGGAAAACCACGCCAGGCTAAAGAAAATTGAGCAGGGTGGGCAATTGACATCATTCGTCGCGCTACTTCACAGCCAGCGGGAGCACATGGGCGAGCAATTCGCTCAGGAGTTTGAAACTGCTTACTCCCGCTTCCAGGAAATCGTGGCCGGCCAGAACGTAATGGACCGGATCCTGCGCTCTTACACCGCGCTCCTCACCACTTTTCGATTGCTCAAAGACAAAATCGAATTCTCATTCGACGAGACTGAGGTAGAGCGGATCCTTGAAAAGTCAATCATGACCCAGAAGGAGAGCGTGTACCAGGAGAACGAGGTTTCTATTTTCTGGCGCATGGTGGAATTCTTCATGAGCAACAACGAGATCGAGCATGGAGCCGACATTATCGTCGAAGAAACCACCTCCGAATCCTTCGACCTGGATTGGAAGGGCACAAACAAAGAAACCAAAGATTACCGCCCTGCTAAACGCCTGCTTTACCTCTACCTCGCCCGGGTGCATCCATTCTACCTGGAGCGCCACCAGCGCCAGCGGAATGCAAAAGGCCTCGACGTAGAAGCCCTCAAGTATTATCTCAAAGCTTCAGGTGGATGGGAAGGCTACAAACGCGGCAAAAAGTTCCTTGGCGTCACCCGTGCATGTCTTGTTTTTGATGCCGACAAACTGCCCTTCGAGGTAGAAGATACCGTTGCCGTTCTATCCCGTAAGAAACGATTTACCTCCGAGGATCCGGAGGCCCCTGTATCGGAGCCAAAAGCCCCTGAGTTAAAGGAATCACCAACTAACGACGATTTACCATTCTAACTATGAAACCAGCACTTGATCCCAGGCTTAAACGCCGATACAACTTATGCCACCGGCTTCGCACGAGAGGCGTGTCGGTAGATGTAGATAACCATGCCATTCAACTCAGTGGCCAGGAAGAATACAACGAGCTGGAAGGCACTGCCCGAAAGTATGTGGATGCCTTGCTGCATGAATACCACTACGTCGTGCAGTTCACCATCGCTGATCAGCAGGGTAGGGATGCGCTCAAGTTTCGCAGGAAAGTAGCCCTGAACTCTGCCCGCAGGCCCAACAGTCTGGAGTGATTTTGGCCCATTTTTCAAGTTTTTTTTTGAGCAAAAAAATACTCGTAGTAACCGACACCTAATTCAACAACAACCCTACAACCGAAAGTTTAAAAACAATAGTAATTGATTAACAATCAATCAATTAAGTACTAAAATGCGCTACAACTTTACGACAACTTTCCCACAACTTTCCCACAACCGCCCACAACCGTTGCGGCTCAAAGTTGTAGCGGTTGTAGCGCTACAACCAAAAGTTGCGGTTACTACAACCTTGCAACTAATTGAAAATCAATAGTTTAATTTCCGGTTGTAGGCGGTTGTTGTTGGTTGTCGTGATTTTAGCCCCCTCCGGGATTTTGAGACAATTTTTATTTCAGGCCATGGAAAAAACGCAAATCATCGAAAGGGTAGGGGATACCCTCCAATCCGCTCCGATAACCGCTCACGAGGCAGTCATCCATATCAAAGCACAAACCGGGAATCCTGACAAGTTCAAAATCAGAAAGCGCGGCTACGTGGATTGGAAATTCGGAGAACTAAGCGAGTACCAGGGCTATACCCGCGCCCGGCAATACATAGAGTCCGTTCGCCGCTGGCATGACTTCCGGGAGAAATATTCCGATTGTCTGCTCGAAACTACATACTCGGCCTTTTTGGCCGCTGAATCATTAACAGTCTGAATTCACTCAAATGCAAATCAACGTCACACTCACCATACAGGAATACAATGGAATTGAAGACCTGCTCACACGCTGTCTCGCCTTGTGCGACCATTCTCAAACGATTTATTGCGCCATGGGCCTTGAATCCACCGACATCATTGAAGCCACCGGAGGACTTTCCAAGCTGCGGCATGCTGCCGCCAATGCAATTGGCAGCCCACGCCATCATAACCGCCCCCGTAGCATACCTCAGTACCGCCCTGGTTCAGCTGGGCAGTTCTTCGAAACTGCTTCGTAGCCTGGCTATAGAATCGCTTTTACAATTCACACGCATAAATTCACTCAAATCATGAAGATCGAATTCGAAAAATTTTGGCAAGCCCTGGATCTGCTAGGCCCGAATGCCATTCAGCCTACGATTCATCAGGCATTCAGAAAATTCCCCAAACTGAAAGAGGCTTTCACCGAAGCCCTACTCACCTTCGATACTGAAGCTGGTGGCCAAACCATGAACCTTCAAGCCGCACCCGCGGGAAAGGAGGAGCAGCCATGATCCTATTCGTCTCCGGCTTCATAACAGGCTGCGCGCTCATCCTTTTCCTGAACTACAAAATGATACACGGCAATGCCAATCGTTAAATCAAACTACCACCCGGAATGGTCTACAATCTCACTCCAGGTCCGCGAAGAAGCGGGCTGGCAGTGCGAGTGGTGCGCTGCTCCGGGTGGTAAGGTGATCCAGCGATTCCCGGGCGGATCCTGGGCCATTGTCGAGGAGTGCCGTGCGCATCCCACGGCTGCCCTGGAGCGCACCGAAGGCATGACATGGAAAAGGCTCAAATTCCACCACCTCACCAAGATAGTCCTCACCGTAGCGCATCTGGACAGAGACTCAACAAATAACCAAAGGGAAAACCTGGCCTGCCTGTGCCAGTGGTGCCATCTCAATCACGACAGGCATGCCCAGCATCTTCCGAACAAGAAGTACGGGCGCAATCATCGAAACTTTCCACAATTAAAACTTGAATTTTGAAATGCTACTAACTCCTCGCTCCACGCCGCCGCCCGCATAGGGCGTGTGGGCGTGGAGCGGCAGTTCGCCGCATAATTTTTCACTAATAAAAGATTTGAAATGAATAATCAATTTGATCCACTTGCAGATTTTAGAACAGAGGAAACAGTACTAAGCCTTGTCAAAGAGGTGATGGAGTTCTCCGTAGATCCAAGAGAGTTTGCTAACCTATCATTTGATGTTAGACATGAGTTTGGCCGTTATATGGCACGGATACAGCGTGAAATGTTTGGGGAAAAGATTGAAAAGGATGTTACAGTAACATTTACTTTTAAGCAACCCGCTACTTGGTGGCAGCATTTCAAACAAGAAAACTTACCTGCCTGGCTGCTAAGGCGGTTCCCTGTAAAATACGTTTCGGAGACCCAAAAAAGGACTATCGAATTTGACAGGACTTTTATTTTCCCAAACGCCTACAGGGATGGTCATGCGGTCCTTGGGAAATTCATCATTCGAGATTACCACCGTATTCAATAGCGGCAGTTAGCCGGCTTTTTTCTGTCCTTTCCTCCCCACATCCAAGCATCCAACCTTTGCCCATGCTACTGCCACAACGCCGCTTTCTCGAACCCAAAAAGGTCCGCCCACGCTTGCCCCTCAAGGCACTGCGGGGCATAGTGATTCACTGGACCGCCAACGAATCACGAGGAGCCAACGCACTCGCAAATCGCTCCTACTTCAATCAGGCATTCCGAGCTGCCTCAGCACATTACATCGTGGACGACTCCAACATCGTACAGTGTATGCCTGACCTCGAGGTAGCTTACCACTGCGGCGATCGGCCAAGAGGCGTGTACCAAGCTGCCGGACTCAAACTGATGACCGGCTACAGCAGAACCACGCCAAATTTCTTCACCATCGGCGTAGAAATGTGCGTCAATGCTGATGGATATTGGCCGTCTACTTACCATCATACGGTTGATTTAGTCGCTCGCTTATTCCTGGCACATCAGCTACCAAACGGTTCCATCTTCCGCCATCGTGACATCACCGGCAAAGCTTGCCCCCGCCCATTTCTGGACGCCCTAAGCTGGAATAAATTCCTCGACGACGTACAAGTCGAAATCATCTCCCTCACACTCGAGCGCTACAGAATCGGCACCGTCACGGCCAAAAACCTCAACGTGCGGCCCGGTCCCGGCAATTTCAGCAAAGTGCTCAGCGTACTCGACCAGGGCGATCGTGTGCTCTGGACCACTGAGCTCAACGGCTGGGGCCAAATTGCCGACAATGCCTGGATCAGCCTTAATTTTGTAAAACCCCTCTAACCAATGGCCGCAAGCCTCGAAACCGCACCGCCCAGCCCAGCCTACAACGGAAACGATATCTGGCTCCGCGTAGAATCAGACCTGGTAAATACATCAATACATGGCTACGTGGACATCTTTTCCCAAATTCCCGGCGAACCAGCCCTGGGCGAAACCCTGGAGCTTACCTGGGGCGGATCCAGCGTGTTACTTACCGTAGAAGCCACCAAAAACGCCGCCGCCACCGCCATCCCGCTCCGAGGAGTGGGCGAATCCTTGAACGACTACGCAGCTCGCTGGGCCGAGGCACTACGCGAAAACGCCGCCATATCCGCCGACTTCCACGTCACGGTGCATGCCGTAGGCCGAATTCGATTGAAATCTCGCACAGAAGGCGTTTTGGATATTTCAGTTACGGAGAATATGACCAGCACCGAATTCACGGTGGTAGATGGCATAGACCCTAACACAGAGGAGAATCTCGCCGCCGCCCTGGAAGTCTGGATCCCGAATGAATTCGCCCACACCCCCGACACCTTGGTCGCATCCCTTCAGGGAACCTACGGGGCCACCACAGGCCAGACGGAATTCAACCTCAAAGGCCTGTTCCCAGTCAAGCCCAGTTTACCTGCCGAAAATAGCATCGGAGTGGGCATCAGCCTTTCCTGGCGTCGGGCAATCGCCACCGGTGCTTGGGTAGAATACTACCTCCGACTTGCGGATCGCTACGGTAGTCCGCCCGTGCCGGAAGCGCTGCTAAAATCAGCAGATAACTACATCTGTATCCATGGCGCGCGCCCGGAAGATCACGACACCTCTAGCGCGCTAGTGCCCGTGCGCATCCCACTGCATGGCTATACCCGCGCCGATGGTGGCACTTTCCGCAAGCCCGTCACCGACGTGCAGCCAGATTGGGCATATATCTACACCAAAGTAGAGATCACCGCATGCAGCGTTGAATTCGAAGTCACCTGGGAAGACGGTACCGTCACCATCGAAACCCCATCCGGATCCGCGTTCACCCTCTTGGCCAAAAAAGTGTACTGGATCCGCTCCACACCTTACGACGCATCAGCCATCACGCCGCCCACCGCAGGGCTATTACCCTGGTACTACACCTTCCGGCTCAAGGGCAATGCCGGATCCGGGGTGGAAACTATCCACGAGGTATTCTACATCATCAAGCCCTGTACAGACTGGGATATTTACGCTCTGCTCGACAATGGACTGGGGGGCTGCGAATCCGTGCTGTTTCGAGGCAAAACCGCCTTTGGGCAGGATGTTTCCCGCGATATCGCCCGCCGCGCTAGAACGAGTGATTTCAGTATCAAGGAAGGCGAGATTATCAATTTCAATGCCGAGGGCCAAAAGGTGTTCGATTTGAACACCGGGTATCACGAGCTCTACTACATACAGCATCTACGGCAATTGCTCTACGGCGATGTCTGGCTCATTGACACTCGGAGCAAACGCTTCCTGAAATTGGTGGTAGATACCAGCAGCTTCAGTACGCATGAGTCTGACGGGGATTTGTACAGCTTGTCCCTGAAGGTGAAAACCGCCTGGCTTGATGCCGGTCATAACCCCTAAAATATGTGGCGAATAGAACTCCCCTCAGGTGAATTTCTGGATACCCCGCCGGATATGCAATTGCAGTTCAATCTGAGCAACCAGGTATTTACCACCAACGCCACCAGCGCTTTGCCAGGCTCCTACTCCTTCCCGGTAGAAGTGCCACTCACGCCCCTGATGCGAAGCCAGCTGAACAACCCGCAGCGTGTGGACAATGCCGCCCGGGTCACCATCATCGAGGGCGCTTGCGCCTATGCCGATGGGGTGAGGTTATTCCCTGGCACCCTCAAGATCTTCGAGGTGGACCAAACCCGGGCCAGGCTTTCACTCATCTCCAACCCAATAGAATCTCTGAAGGAGCAAACGCTCCCTCAGATTGATTTGGAAGGCCCGAGAACGGTAGCCCCAAGCTCCTGGGCTAACTATATGAAGGCCACCGCCAATGAGCCGGAAGATTATGACCATATATTTTTTCACGTGTACAATGCGGACGACAATCCACAATTCAACCCATGGAACGACATTACCGAATTGTTCACCTTAGCCTCCGGATCCGTTGTCACGCCTTTCGTTCGATTGAAGTACCTCCTGGAGCGGATGTTCGCACCCACCGGATACCAATTCATCAACAACTGGCAAGGGAACGATCTCGAACTTGGGAGGCTCTACGTGTTCAATAATGTAGATGCCCGAGTCTTGATTGGTACCGATCCAAGAGCACCTGCCCTCCCAGACTCTTTCGAGCTAAACAAACATTTGCCTCCAATCCTTCAGGCGGACTTTTTGAAAAGACTCGTGGCGCAGTGGGGGCTCGGATTATTCACCAATATTTTCCAGAAAAAAATCGCTCTTACACCGCTCAACACGGTGATTCAGAGAGCGCCAAAACACGACTGGACACAGTACGCGCTGCACAATCCAGTCATCATCCCGGAAGATGCGCAAAAGGCACCGGGTTACTATAATTACAATCAGCCGCAATCCATTCCGCCCTTCGCGCCACCCGTGGAGGATGCGATTGTGATCAATACCACGATAGACGTTTCCTTGCCAATTGCCCTGGGCGATTACTACATCGAGACCAACTCAAATTATATCGAGTTCACCGATCCCAATTTCGGCGACCGGTTGGCACTTTGTCACCGTGGTGTTCGCGTCGGCGATGGACCAGACTATGAAGCTGGCATGGAAGCCCTTTTTGAGTTCATCACCTTCGCGGCCTGGAATGGCCCCTACAGCGGATGGATTGACAACGACGGATATCAATGGGAACAAACCGATTTCCCTTGCGCCTTGATCTTCTATCGTGGCCTTCAGGACTGTATCATCGGCGCGAACCGAACCACGCTCAATGGTAACAGCGTGTGGCTGGATGGGGTAGGGGGCGCAGGAGCCAAAGCAAAGCTCGTCACTAACGGTGTCGAGGTCGGGGAAGCGACCCAATCGCTCAACTGGTTTGGCGAATACGGCCTGTACGAAAAATACCACCGCCGCTGGTCGGAAGCCCTGCGTAATGGTAAGCACGTGAAGCAGGTCTTTCATTTGCCCATTGCAGAGCTCACAGCGTTCTCCTTCGAGGACAAGGTTCGGGTGGGCAACATGGACTATTTCCTTAAAAACATCTCGGTGCAAAAGCTCCGAGATAAGGGCAAGGTGCAAATAGAGGCATCTATGATTACGATTATTTAAGTAATTTGCAAACAAATAGCTTATTCTTTGCAAAATTGGCAAGGTTTTAGCTTGTTTGGTAATATACACGCTTAATCCATGGTCATATTTTTGCCGCTGTCATCTTTCAGCGAAAAAATACTTCGTACTGAATACGAAGGCTTTCAGCCCATTTCACCAGGCCGCGCCGATTGGCTGGCAGACGTGATAAGGATTGATCGCACGACAACACGCTTCACACCTGAGGAGGAGGCGGTGGTAAAATCCGGATTGGAGATCAAGGTGCCTGCTCAGCTCGCGGCACAAATCCAAGCCCAGGGGCTGCGTCTCGGCGTAGTGATTCACCGCCTCCATCTCGAACAACTTTCCCGACACATGCATGCGTGTTCGCTTCGCTTCCCGGGCAAGGGTTTGGCCATGTCGGCACTCCGCGATTTTTACGCTCAGTATAGCCTTTCAGACGACGACTTTTCACAGGAGTCGGCATACCGGGAATACTCTCGTTTTCGCAAAAAGTTTCTTGCCAATTCCGCGACAAATATTTCGCGAACTGTCCGACCTCAATCGCGGATTTGGCAGTATCGCGACAACAGCGTCGAAGCAATAAACCAGGCAGCCCTGGATGAGCTTTGTCGGGCACTCGATGCCAGGTTAGAAGCCGCCCGGATCCGGCGTAGGGAAATACTCGCTCGACATGGATACATATATATCTACGCCGTGCGAGGTGGACGAGACATTGGCGAAATCAAACGCAAGTTCAAGAAGCACCGCGCTAACATTTACCGGGCCCTCGCTCATATTCGGCACAGAATCAAGACAGATCGCAAGTTCGCCAGGGCTATACTGCCACTGCTCGATCCTTCCTACGTCCTTCCACCCCCATCAGGGGCCCCGCACATTTGTGACGAAAAAGATAGCGGCCCCGCACCTGCTAATCAGGAACACGCTTCTGCCAACGGCTAAACCCCCAAAAACCGCGCGGGGCCGCACTTTTCAAACTCCTATATTATGTTTGCTGATCTACACGCGATAAGGAAAGCTTGTTTGAAGCCACCTCCCGGCTTAAAGGGAGTTGCGATGATAGATCCGCTTGATCTTGAATCAGATCCGGCGTGGCACATCGTGCCGGCGATATCGGAATTGACCTTCAAACCAGGCAAGGCCGCTTATGCTTTTGAAGCGGACAATCTTACCGCTCGACTCTCAGATAACACAGACATAGCCTCGCCTTCGGGCGATTCAATAGCATACGTCTTTCGCGCCAGCGTGCGGGGCATCAGCGCATCGGTAGAGTGGCTCCGGGCCAAACTCATGAATCGCCGTATCCACCTGGTTGTTACCTATCAGGACGATACGCGGCGTTTCCTCCCCTACATCCGGCTCAAAGCGGCTGGAGACTCAGGAGATAGGAGTGCCGCAAATGGATACGCATTCGAGGGCTTGCTCAAATTAAGCAAGCCCGCTCCTTATTTCACAGGAGTGCTAGAAGTGATTGGCGGCAGTGGAGGCGGCGGCGGATCAATCCCGCCTGGATCCTCATCGGTCAGCGATGCCGAAGTAGTACGTTTACCCGTCAGCACCTCCTCCGCAACGCTTACACAGAGCATCCCTGAAGGTGTGTTGCTCATCGCCATTTGGGTGCGCTCCAATGCTGATCAAACCGTCTCAATCGGCCTCACTGCTGGAGGCGACGAGCTTGGCGGGCCACAAGACCTGGCCGCTGACGAGGCATTCAACTTTGCCCAGGCACTTCGTACCACCGCTGCTACGGATATTTTCCTGAGCGGATTGGACGGATCCAACTCCGTAGAGTTCTGGTATTGCCAGATCGGCGACGGCGATATCATCAAGGTGGTGATTTCAACCTCCGAGGATGCCTACGAATATGCAGTCCCCAGCGGGGTGCTGCTTACCGCAGTATTTGTGAAAGGAGATACCGCTCAAACCGTCTCTATCGGCCTCAATCCGGACGGCGACGAGCTGGGTGGCCCACAAGACCTGCTCGGCGGAGAAGGGCACACCTTCGCGCAAACCCTGCGCACCGAATCCACAACATCTATTCATGTTTCCGGCCTGGCCGGGTTAAATACAATTGAAATATGGTACGCCATTTAACACGATTCTTCGGGCTTTTTGCCCTTCTCTTTTTCACCGCTTCCTGCGCAGCGCAGGGCAGCACTGACACCAAGGATGTCCAAATCGCTCGCAAAAAACTGCGTGTTGGCCTGGATACTTCCAAGTACGTCACAAGCATCACGGATACCATTGACGCATCCTCCACTCATCGCGAGATGCCAACGGCCCAGGCAGTATATGAATACGGTCAAACCATCGAAGGCGGCGGTGGCGGCGGTGGCGGCGCGAACTTGACGTTTACGGGCGCATCCTCGCCCTTCACGCTTAACTCAGATAGCGGCACGGACGTAACCTTCGCCGCAGGCACGGGCATTCAACTGAGCCGCGCTACGAATCAATTAACCATCACCAACACCGGAGACACAGATGCATCCGACGACATCACTACAGCCAGCACGGCGGGTGGCGACCTAAGTGGAGCGTTCAGCAACTTGCAAATCGTTGCGAATGCGGTTGGGCCAAGTGAATTGGCCAGCACCGCAGTATCGGCGGGTTCGTATGGTTCTGGCACCCAAGTGGCCACCTTTACGGTGGATGCCGATGGGCGATTAACGGCAGCCGCCAATACGAATATCACTACTGGTACCAACTACCAGACCCTCCGAGATGCAGGCGTAGGGCAGACGGCGCGAGCAGCGGCCAACTATTTGGATGGCAGCATTGTGACATTCACGCTTGCGGATGACGCGGCAAACAATGAAACCGAAATCACGGCTAACATCGCGGCTAACAGCATCGGCACAGCGCAAATCGCCACGGACGGCGTGGGTGCTGATGAGATTGCAGCGAACGCGGTTGGCCCGAGTGAATTGGCCAGCACCGCAGTATCGGCGGGTTCGTATGGCTCTGGCACCCAAGTGGCCACCTTTACGGTGGACGCCGATGGGCGATTGACCGCAGCCGCCAATACGAATATCACTACTGGTACCAACTACCAGACTCTCAAGGATGAAGGCACAACCTTAGCACCCCAACCAAACATGAACTTCCTTCAGACCGGCACGATTAACTTCACCCTGTCAAATGATGCGGTGAACGCAGAGACAGAGGTCACCGCAGTGATACGACAGAATAGTCTAACCGATTTTGAAATTGGCACGGACGCTATTGGAACGGATGAGTTAGGGATTGGGGCCGTCACGGCTGAAAATATTGCCAATATGGGCGCAGGTACTGGGCAGGTGATCAAATGGAACGGTACGGCATGGGCCCCCGCAGATGATGAAGGTGGCGGCGGCGGCGGCGCGAACTTGACTTTTTCGGGCGGATCATCGCCCTTCACTTTAAACTCAGATAGCGGCACGGACGTAACCTTTGCAGCCGGAACGGGCATTCAACTGAGCCGCGCTACCAATGAGCTTACCATCACCAACACCGGAGACACAGATGCATCCGACGACATCACTACAGCCAGCACGGCGGGTGGCGACCTAAGTGGAGCGTTCAGCAACTTGCAAATCGTTGCGAATGCGGTTGGGCCAAGTGAATTGGCCAGCACCGCAGTATCGGCGGGTTCGTATGGTTCTGGCACCCAAGTGGCCACCTTTACGGTGGATGCCGATGGGCGTTTGACAGCAGCGGCCAATACGAACATCACGACCGGCACGAATTACCAGACTCTGCGCGATGCAGGCGTAGGGCAAACGGCGCGAGCAGCGGCCAACTATTTAGATGGCAGCATTGTGACATTCACGCTTGCGGATGACGCGGCAAACAACGAAACCGAAATAACGGCTAACATCGCGGCTAACAGCATCGGCACAGCGCAAATCGCCACGGACGGCGTGGGTGCTGATGAGATTGCGGCGAACGCGGTTGGCCCGAGTGAATTGGCCAGCACCGCGGTCGCGGCGGGGTCGTATGGCTCCGGCACACAAGTAGCTACCTTCACGGTGGACGCTGATGGGAGGCTGACCGAAGCGGCTAATACGACCATCACGGGTGTAAGCCCTGTAGGGTCTGCACTCCAAAACGCCCGCATTTGGGTTGGGAGTCTGACTAACGTCGCGGCGGTGGTGCCTATGTCCGGAGACATCGCAATCAATGCAGACGGCGTAACGGCGATAGTAACCGGCACCGTCACCTCGAACAAAATTGCGAATGGTACCATCATCGCTGAAGACCTCGCCGATAATGCCGTCACTACAGCCAAAATCTTAGATGCCAACGTCACTACAGCCAAAATCCTAGACGCTAATGTGACGACTGCTAAAATCTTAGATGCAAACGTCACCATGAGCAAAATTGCTCAAGCCGGCGCAACAAGTGGCCAGGCTATCAAATGGAACGGTACGGCATGGGCCCCAGCAGACGATGCGGGTGGGGCTACCGATTTAAGCTTTACGGGGACGGCTTCGCCGGTCACACTGAATTCATCCACAGGCGGCGACGTGACCTTTACAGCAGGGGGAATAAATGCCTTTTCGGCTTCCGGCACCAATATCACCATCACGGCAACGGAAGTAGATGGCAGCATCACGAACGAACTACAAACCCTATCGAACACAAGCAATGCTACAACGCACACTGTGACATTGTCAAATACGGGGGGGTCAGTGCAATTGGCAGAAGGCTCTGGCATCACATTGACCACGACCGGCACTGGCCTGGACGGGATTGTCACCATCGCCGCAACGGGCGGCGGCGGGGGGGATGTGAATAACAATGGTAACTCCTTCGGTGCAGGGTTTGTGATAGGGTCAAACGATAACAACACCGTTTCGCTGGAACAGAATAACACGACGGTTCTGACCATCGGGACAAACAAAAACATCACGGCCACCAATAGCGTCGCTGCGACAAATACCGTCACCGACCAGCTTGCGCTGAACATCAACAGCACGGGCACGGCGGCTGCGAATTTCGGCAACGGGATCCTTTTCCGTGGCGAAAGCTCGACGACCAATGACCAAGAAATGGCGCGGATTCGTTCCTACTGGACCACAGCAACCCATGCAAGCCGCGAAGCCGCATTTGGGATTATGCTAGGCGACAATGGCGGGGCATTGGCAGAAGCCTTCAAGTTTGACAGGGCCGACGACGCAGAGGGCTCTTTGACGATCGGCACAGCGTCGGCTTTGAGAATAGACAATGACCAGATCGTGCCGACAACAGACTTTGTCGTTGGCGGCGGATCTGTTATCATGACATTCGGCAATACCACTGGAGCCACGATCATAGGTAATAGCTCTGGTATAGTACAACTATCAAGGAGTAGTTTAACGACTAATGCCCCTGTTGCCATTAACTTAAACACCGCCTCAACGAATACCACCGTTGCAGGCTTTGGTACTAGATTACAAATGGTATCACAAGCAGGATTGATAGGCAGTCGGGACATCGCTTCCATGGACGCAGTATGGACCAACGCTACCGACGCTACTCGAACCTCTGACATCGTATTCAACACAGTCAACAGCGCTGTTACGAACGAAGCTTTTCGGATCATTGGCAACCAACGTGCTATGGTCGGAGGCGGCACAAATGAGTCCTCTGCGGCCCTTCAGGTAAATAGTGCCACACGCGGCTTCCTCGGCCCACGCGGCACAAACGCAGAAATGTTAGCCATTGCAAGCCCGGTAGAAGGGCTTGAATTCTGGAACACGACCATCCAGGGCAAGTGTGTCTATGATGGAACCGACTGGCAGCGCCTAAGCTGTCGCCCAACGCCTACAGTCACCGTGGGCACAGGCGCAGGCACAGGCGCTTCGGCCTCTGTGGTAGGCAATGACCTGGGCGGCGTGATCACGGTTACGGTGGGTAGCTCTCCTGTGGCCAACGCGACGGTCGTCACGCTCGACTTTCACACGGACTACGATGTAGTCCCCAAGGCGGTGAACATCACCTCAGCCAACGAAAACGCGGGGCAGATGCTTTACCTCGCAGGTGGTGGACGACTGTGGCATTGTGATGAATCTTCAATCACAGTAGATGAATTCATTATCAAATCCGGCACGCTTGGCAATACTGCTGTGAATGGCAGTGTATACAAAATGCACTACAAAGTTTCACAATGAAAAAACTACTGCTCGCTTCGCTCCTATGCGCTGTTGCGCAGCTCTGTGCTGCGCAACAGCGGGACACCATGTGCGTGTTCGTAATCTATATAGATTCCGTTAAAATATTCGCTGGCTACCCTGAATATGACATCCGTGTGGAGGTTTTACCTGGTTGGCGGGTGAGCAGAATCGTCCAAGATGCAGACGAGGTTTACATCGAGGAAACTTTTTACGACACCAACGGGGTGAAGTTCAATCCCGATGTGGTGTTGATGTATCGAAAAAGGCAGCCTTCCAAAAATCCTTTCCGGCAATGAAAAAACCCACCCTTGCCTTACTCACTGCAGTACTGGTCAGCATAGCGGCTGACTGGCAACGTATTCGATATGAGATGAAAACCGTGCGCCGAATTTGGCAGATCGTAATCATCTGCATGGTATCCATGATTGTGGCGATTTCGCTTTTGAGCGGGCTGGATCTTCTACCGGAATTCCTCGGCATTTTCGGGCTAAAAATGCCCCTATGAGAAAGTTTTGAGTGTGTTAGAAAGGTAGCCACCCCGCAGCAATGCAGGGTGGCTTTTTTCGTGTCCTACCCGCCCACGCGAGCACCAGGCACTTTTGTACCTACGATTGAAGCATTCAATTTTCAACCCCAAAAAACCATTCATGAGAAAGGCTCTTTTCTTTACAGTGCTCCTCGCTTTGGCATATCTCAGCCCGCTTGGCGCACAAACCCTTACCCTTACGGCAGGTTCTGCCGAAGTCGTATCCAGTGGCGTAAAAAACCATCTATATGGACTTGACGATCTTTACTTCACCTACAACCGCAACACGGAAGTATTTGAAGCTCGCCTGGTCGAAACCCGGGCCAGCGTGTACAAGGCTAATATCAGCACTGTTAGCATCGCAGGCTTGAGTACCGCAAACCAGAAGCTCGCCTGGCTGGAGAACACCCACCTACGCGCCAACACGGCACAATTCAATCATTTGCTCCCTAAAAATGGTATTGCAGTACGGTACAACGTTTCTGGCAAATCCACCCATATTCTTAGCCGATACTCCAGCCGAGAGGCAAACTTGTGGTCCGGCCACATGGACTCTATCAAGACCTCCGCTACTGACTCTACCACAGCCATGCGCCTGGTGGCCCTCCGCAACATTGTGCGAGGAGCAACTCCACAGCTAATCGGCACGGATGCCAGAGCACCTACTATCGCAGCAGGCGCAGCAGCAGGCGGAAGCCCCACGGTATCAATTGTTGGAAATGGACTCAGCGGTGAAATTGACATTGATACCGGAACGAGCACCACTACGACCGGTGTAATCGCCACGGTAACACTTCCGGTTGCTTGCCCGAATGGGTGCAGGGTAGTACTTACTCCCTCGAGCACCTTCGCGGCCACGATGGTGGCCCGGGTTTTCGCCACGACTACTGCCGCAGGTTTTGCCCTCAACGCCGCAGGAACGGCGGTCACAGCCTCTACGGCGGACCTGAAATTCTTCTACACCGTAACCTGTAGATAGTCGCCCGATCCATCCTAAAATCCTTCACAGCCTCTTACGACCATGACCCCTGAAGAAATTAAAAACATACGCTGGATGCGAAGCCGCCCCACAGAGGGAGGTTTTGAGTCTGGCAGTATTGATGCCGACAACGGCATCATTCCGGATGTGGTCATGGTACAGGAAGGCCCTGCTAAAGGGCATGGCGTTCACCTGGAAGCGGAGTTCATCGAGAACATCGTGAAATACGATGTGAAACACTACGCCAAGCGCGGCCTAAAGGCTCGCTTTGGGCATCCTTCAGCGAGTGGCGAAACGATGGGCACCCAGCTGGGGCTTTTCAAAAACTTCCGCTTGCGCGAAGTGAACGGAAAGCTTCAGGAAATTGCGGACTTGCACCTTTTGTCGGCATCAGAGGAAAGCCCTACCCATCCAGGTATGCGCTCCTGGGTGCTTAAAATGGCGGCTGAGCAGCCCGACTTTATCATGTCGAGCATTGTGTTCAGCGTGAAGGGTTACTACCAAAGAAACCCCAACGGCAACAAGCACAACCTAATCATCAATGAGGATTATTACGGCCCGCCGTTCACAAACCTGAAGGATGAATTTGGCGAAATATTCGTCGAATTTCAAGACCACTACTACACCGACCTGGTGGAGGCCGGTGCGGCCACGGATGCGCTTTTTAGCAATGATGCCAACCCGCACCTATTCGTATCACAGTTCCTCAGCTTCATTGCTGAAAATCCTGAGTTGAAAACATTTGCCCAGGCACAGCCTGATAAGGTTTTTGAGATTCTCAAAGCCCTTGGCATCGAACCCAAAACCCCCAAAAAGTTTACCATGAATCTTAAAGAAATTTTCTTCGGTAAGGAAGCGCCTACCGAGGAGCTGACCATCACGCCGCAAGAACTGACCGCCCTGCGCAGCAAAATGCAGGAAGCCGAAACGGCCATGAGTGCGCTCACCGAAAAGTTCTCGGCAATTACCAAGGAAGTAGAGGCCCTAAAAACCACTGTGCAGGAAAAGGAAACGGCCCTGACAGCCGCCAACAAGCGCATCACGGAACTGGAAGCAGAACCCGCGGATGAACACACCACTGGCGCTGCCGGTGATGAAGGCTCCAGTGTAAAAACCTTCCAGAAAGACCCAATTACGGCCAAAGCCATGGCGTCCTACGAAGCCAGACAAAAGAGAAAGGCTGCATAGCCAACGATACAAACCCAAACCTGAAAACCAGCTCTGCCCGTCCGCGCTTTTTCCGTGCGGATGCGGCTTGAGTAAACCCCAAAAAACAAAATGGACAGCTTAAATCACGAATACGCGATTGCGTTTCAGGACTATGTTCGCACCTATGCCGATGATCTCTTTTGTGAGATGTTCTACGGCTTCAAAACCGCCGATCTGGCCCAGATCCACGAAGGGATCAAGGGCGAAAAAGTAATTACTCAGCTGGAAGTGGGGGATAACCTCACGCGCCGCTGGGGCAAAGCATTTGCGCCGGTAGCCAATGCCGCTGCGTTCAAGCCACGTATCTTGAAAACCGTGCTGAATAAGGTGGATTTCGAAATCGTACCACAACAGTATGAATCCTCTTACCTGGGCGCGCTCCGTAAAAAGGGCCAGAACCCAGGCGACTGGCCGTATGCTGCTTACGTCATGGAAAAAATGATGGGCAAGTTGATGCAGGAGTTTGAGACTGCCGTTTGGCAGGGAGTAGAAGAGGCGTCGCCAGCCGATGGAGATTTCCTGCGCCAGACTTTTGACGGATACCTCCAGATCATTGTGGAAGCCCTTGCGGCTGGAGACATCAATGCTGTGGTCACGGGCCCAAGCACCAGTGTTGACATTATCGCCGATTTGCGTTTAATGTGGGCGCAAGTATTGACGCCTTACAAAGAAGGTGGTGTGGATATCCTAATGTCTTATCAACTCTATGATGTCTATCGCATCGCCTACAAGGATGCCTATAAGGTGGATCCTGCGTACATCCAAATTACCGATGCAGGGTACCGAGGCGTCGAGTACGAACTGGGTAATGGCAACACCCGCATCATCCCGATCAATGGCTTGGCTGGATCCAATCGGATCATCATGACGCCTCGCGAGAATCTCGTGATTGGCATAGACAGCCCGACAGATACCCAATTCAATGTGAAGGATGACATCCGGGTACTCCAATTCTGGATGGACTTCCGCATGGGCGTTCAAATCCTTCTTCAGAAAAACGGAATCCTGGTTGTAAACGACCAGGCGTAGTCGCTCACCACACCATAATCAAGCACGGCGGGCCAGGGTAATCTGGCTCGCCATCCTTCTCACAAAATTTAGATTCCAACTTAATATGGAAAACGCATCCAAAGAGGCAAACCCGGTTCAATTATCGCCCGAAGAATTGAGTGCTATGCAGGCCGCACAAGGTGAGGCTCTTGCTGCACAGGAAAAACGCATTGCGCAGCTCATGTCTGACCTTGAAGCAGAACGTGCTACCAAAGGCGACGGCAAAGTAGTCGTTGTCAAAACCGGCGAACCTGTCAAGTTCAAAGGCAAAAACTACCTTATCGTGCATGGCGTGATTCTGGAAGAAGGGCACAAGACGCCTCAGGAGATTTCCCAGGACAAAGGCCTCTTGGAAACGCTCATCACGGGCAATTCCAGCGCGATTAAGGCCCTTTAAAGCCAACCAAACCCAACTAAAAACCTGCCGTTTCTTCGGCCAATCTCTTTTAAACCATGGATGAATGTTTGTGCACCATTGACGAGATCGCAGCCTTCTGTGGTGGCGTCAATGCTCCCGGCCTCGACCGAGAGCTTGCTATAACCTGCGAGGATCAGATTCTTGCAATACCCGCCGCTGGTGCGGGCACTCACGAAATTTCCAGCAACATCACTTATCGCGCTCCCGTTGTCGGCCCACCGGCTATTGCTGCGGGTAAATTTTTCCGCTGGGGCTTCGCAAAGGATGGCGCAAGCTGGGCATGCGAACGGGACGAAAACGGCCTTTGGAACACTGAGGTGAAAATATTCGTCCAGAAGTTGGAGGCGGGCAAGACCCACACTTTTAACGGATTGACGGGCGACAACCTCATTGCAATCATCCCAGACCGTAACGGATCTCCGCGCCTGGTTGGAAGCAAAAGCAACGGCTGTACGGTGCGGGTGCGTGAAACCACCGATCCGAAAAACGGCTACGAAGTAACCATCGTATGGCAGTCGGCGTACGCGCCTTACTTCTATACTGGTACAATCACTTACTAGTCATGCCTAGAACCAAAAAAACGGAGGAGCAAGAAACCCCCAGCAATATCGAGACTGCGCTTCAAGAAGCCGCAGTCTCGATGGCTGAGGTCACGTTTGTGCACCTCGAATACGTTGGCCCAGACTACACCCACGGCATTCAGTTGCCCGGGCGTAAAGACCTGGTGCGCCCACGCGAATTCACTCCGGAACAAATCGGTGATTTCACCGAGCAGTTCCCAAAATACACCTCTTGGTGGATCCCCGCTGGACAATGAACGAAGAAGCCGTACAACTCACCTACGAAGCAATCACCAACCCGATCCTCCGGCTGATGCTGTATTCGCTGGCGGCGGCGGTCGTGGCGCTGTCTACGGCAGTGGTGTATTTACACAGGCAATCGGTGGAGCTTCAGCGTGAGATGTTAACTGCAAACTACGACGCCATTAAGGCGCTCGATGCCGTAGCCGATGCCATCGGTGATCTGCGAGACGATGTGGCCAGAATCGCAAAATCAATTGACAAATGAAAAACGAACTAGTCGCCAGCAACATGAAGCGTAAAGAATCAGCCTGCAAGCTGATTGACAAGTTGCGCTCATCCGTAAAGCTCGTCACGCCGGAGCCGACCCGATCCAAACCCGCCCAGGAGCAGCGCAGAGACTCCCCGAAAGAGAAGGCCCGTGCGCTGGCCACTGTAACCGCTTAACTAAATTCACCTCAATACAATGAATTCGGAGAACAACCTCAAGGAGTTAAAAGAAGTACTCGATTTCGCATTTGGCGCCGTGGAAGCCTTCAATAAGGCCGCTGAAGACGGCAAGTTCAACTTGCTCGACCTTCAATACTTGTATCCCTTGTGGGATAAAGCCGCCGCCGCAATCAAGGACATCGGCAATCCGCTGCAACGCTTTCTCGCGCTCACTCCGCAGGAACGCCAGGACCTCCTGTCTTATGTGAAGCTTCGCTTCGAGATTGAAGACAAGGAGTTGGAGTACCTCATCGAGGACACCCTCAGCGCCCTAGGCAGCAACGTGAACCTGGTGAAAAGATGGAGCTCGCGCTTCAAAAAGCCTAATCCCGAAACCGAAGCCTAAGCAGACCATGCCAATACCGGTCGAGATCAAAATCCCGCGCCGGTGGCGCATCCTCAGCAGCACCTACCGCCGCGTACTTCCTGCCTCATTCGATGAGGTAGAGGAGTCGCGGCGGTTGCCGTTGTGGCGCGCGCTGCTTTCTCATGCCGGCGACGCCGGGAAGATGGCAGCCATCCGCTACCTGCTGAAGCTGCCCAAAGGCGTATTCCGCCGCCTGAGTGACGACCAGGCCTTTGCGCTCCTGGAGGCGATGCCCTGGCTGGAAGCAATGCCCCATCCTTCGCCCAGAATCACGCAGTTTGAATACAAGGGCCAGGAATACTTTTTGCCCAAAACACACGGCGTGAACCTCGTGGCCATCGAGTACGCCATTGCCGATGAGGCGTTCTGCAAGTGGGCTGAAACCGGGCAGGAGAAAAGCATATTGATGCTCTGCGGCACCCTTTGCCGCGAGGCGCACCAGGACGAATCAGCCGCCATCACGCGCGGCGACCGGCGCGCGCCACTACTCAGCAAAAGCGAGGCACAGGCCCGGGCCGATCACTTCGCTGATCTGCCGGAAGACATCCGGACAGCAGTGATCCTGTATTTCGCCGGGGTGAAAGAGTTCATCGCAAATTCTTACGGCAAGGTGCTTTTCGAGCAGCCTGAGGGTGAAGAAAAGCAGGGAAGCACGGCTCCTTCCCTGGGCTGGTGGTCGGTGTATTTTAGCCTGGCCATTGACGGCCCCTTTGGGCGAGACGTGAAGCTCGTGTACCAGGTACCCTTCCATGATCTGTGCCTATTCCTGGTGGACCGGATCCGGCAACAAAAAGCCGATGCCCTGCGGCAAAAAGTTGCCTCTAAAAGTTTTGGGCAAGAGTAGCCTCGACTTCTGTCCTATTGTGCGCCACGCAAGGTTTTGACTTTTGAGCCATGATTACCAACCCCGCCACGCTAAAGTTGTATTTCGCCGAATTGGCAGCCGAATTCGGCTGCTCGTTTGTGTACGGCAACTCCGACCGGATTCTGAACCGGCAACTGAGCTCGCTGAAGTACCCTGTGCTTTGGCTGGAAACGCCCGAGATGCGCCTGCGCCGTAACGGGACGCTGGTGCGCGACTTTCATACGGCTTTTTTATGCCTCACGGATGCGCCAGGAGGGGCCGAAGATGTTCAAGATGATGCACTCGACGAGATGCACCTGCTTACGGAGCAGGTGTTACAACGGATGCAGGCTGACAGCGAGACGCACCCAACGCCTTTCCTTTTTGATATGGAAGGCGCAATTTCCGAGCAGAAATACAAGTGGAGCGGCGACGACGACTGGGGATGGCGCACTGAATTTGAACTAACCGGCGCAGCCTGCGAAACGGAGGACTGCTGCGAGTAATTCACCATTATAATTCATCAACACATGCAAGTTTCAATCAATCGCCCGCACGTGTCGGGCATCGCCCGAAAAAATAAGATCCGCGTTGGAGACGCCGTGGCCCATGGACCAAGCAAGCAACGCGGACTGGTTGTCCAGGTAGCGGCGGACTGGGTAAAGTTCGAGGTCCTTGGTGTCCCCGGACCAGGTGGCGCAAAAATGTACCGCCGATTCAATTATACAAAATTGACCCTGTTGGCCACAAAGGAGCAACTACAGACCGGCTTTGCCGAATTTCAGAAACAAAGAGCGGCAGCCGAGAAGGCTGCAAAAAATCCGCTCAATCGTCTTGCCCGCTGGGTTGGAGCTAAGTTCGTCCGCAAGACGGCGCAGCCCCAGCCGGTACGATGATGTGATAATTGTGAATTGAGGGCCGGACGGGTGCATTGCATTCGTTCCGGCCTTTTTTATAATTTTGAGCCATGCGTTACTTACTCCCCTTATTCCTCCTGCTCTCCGCCTGCGCAGAAAACCATCTGCCAGATGCCCCATGCCACACCCCAAGTCTCGAGGGCCGATGGCGGCGACTCATGCCCATTGGGCCAGACTGGCAGTATGCGTTTTACGGCGGATTTATGGTGCAGCGCCTGGAGGAGTTCGGCGCCACGATCACGGAGCTGGAGTATCCTTATGCCACCCGGCAGGATACGGTGTTCATAGGCGGCGACCTGCACGACCCGGCGCGCATCTGGAAGATTGACTTCCTGGGCGATAGTGTGCTGGAAGTGCGCAACATCCACCCGGCACACCCCTTTGGAGAAATGTTCTGGCTGAGAAAGATTGAGTGAATTCAAAACCTTGCATTACCTTTGTCCCGCTACTCAACATCTGTCGAAGCAATTTCGACTCTCATTTCTTGGTTAAAATAAGCGGCTCCCTGGTTGCCACGTCTTCCCTAGCGGCAGATGTTGGGTAGCCTTCCAGGGTAGCCGTGCAAACTTTTTTCTGTCATGCTACCCGACGAAAAAACAACCCGCGAAGGCAACCTTCGCGATCTCCAGAGTGCACAGCGGATGTTTTCGCAACGCACCTCTGACGAATGGTCCTGCTTTGAAAGCCTGACTGCTCTAAACAATGCTGCCCTCACCATCCTCCTGGTTGATGAGCTTGACGAGATGGCTACTTCTGCCCTGAATGAGCGCGGATTGCTGTTACAGCAATCCGCGCTCATTCAGGCGGCTTATGCGCATTATCGGCTGAGGGATAAACCTGTCACTACTAAAACTTCATAATTTATGGAAAAAGATGTTATCTCCATCACACCGACCGAACTAACGTTCGACAATGTGAAAATCTCCTGCCCAATCCAAGATGGGCATCGGATGGTGCCAGTAAAAACCGTTTGCGAGCTCCTTGATGTTAACTACCAAACTCAGGACAGTTGGCTTAAAGCGCATCCTTTTTTCGCTCAACTATATAGGCTAGACTATACAGTTGGGGCTGATAACAAGCGTCGAGAGATGAACTGTATGTCAATTTTTGACCTCTACGCCTGGGTTGCTAGTATCAGCAATGATAAAAGAAAGCCGGGCTCAGTCGAGAAGCAATACCGCTTCATGGCATGGCTTCGGGAGAAGATGCTGGACACTTACAAAAGTATTGACGTGTGGATCCGTGAGAACGAATACGAGTCGCAGATGATTGACTTGAGGGAGCGGACTGAAGAACAGTTGATACTGGCCAATCAAACGGTGCGGGAACTGAAATCGAAGATGAAAGAGATTGATACCACAATTGAGGATATTCGGCTCAATCGTTTTACGGGGCAGACTGCGCTGCCTTTCCCGGAGGGGAAGTGATGCCACGCGCTCGAGTTCAAGTTTTTAAAAAAATAATTGCCAAAGGTATTGTTTCGTAATTTACGAAACAATACCTTTGTGCTCTCAACCAGCGAAGCAATAATGCAACGTTGCAAAACTCAAACATTAATACAATGGAAAATTCAAGATTTCTTCTGAACTCCACCCTGGCCCTCCTTGATGACGCTATGGAAAACCACCCCGAACATGCAGCCGAGTTTTCACACCTCTTTAATATTATTGAGAGTAAGGCGATTTTTGATAATGAGGCAAAAGGAATTCTTCGCTACGTTTTACACTTCCGCAATGAATAATCTCGAACTAAAACAAAAATTTGAATCTACGGGGAAAACCGCTCGCGACTTTATTCGATGGGTAGAAGCCGAAACCGGGATTAGATTCTCGGACGGAGAAATCTCTGATTGGAAAGGAGAAGGTAACCGCCCTCGCAGGCTAACTAAAGCGCCAAAGGCCCTGTTTATTCTTTTTTTTAGGTCTTTTGATCCGGCCACGCCTAAATAATCGGAATTCCGATTATCTCGGCAGGTGAGAAGATTTGAAGTAAAGATGCCGACAAAAAAGCCCTTCCGGAAACGGTCGGGCTTTTTTGTGTCCTATGGCGGCGGGTCAGTGCTGTGGCACCTTTGGGGCATGACCCCAGACCAAGCAATTAGCCAGTGGCTCCGCCCATTTGCGCTCGAGTTTTTGCAGAACCGGCGCAACGACGTTGTCAACCGAGGGTTGGTGAATAGTAAGGACCTTTTAAGGTCGCTCGACGCGAAAGTCAATTCGCAGCCTGACAAGGGGCTGCACTTCATTGTGTTCATGGCCAAGAGTTATGGCCGCTTGCAAGACATGCGCCGACGCTATGAGAATCCGGGCGGCGAGGAGATGATTGAACTTCTGAAGGAGTGGGCCGAAGCGGAAGGCCTATCCAAGTTTGCCAAATCAAACGGCCAAAAGGACTACGGCTTCGAGTATATCGGCCAGCCCAGAGAGCGAATTCTCAATCGCATTGCCTGGGGCATTCTTACCAATTACAGGAAGAAAAGAACTGCGCCCAAACGGTCCTGGTGGAATAAGGGCAAGACACGAGACATCGAGGTCGGGTACGACTTATTGATCCGGGTCTGGACCGATGCCGTGGCCGAGCATAATAAGAAGGCATACCAAGCATAAACCCCAACCAAAACCCAAATGAGCCTTAGAACCGATAGAGCTGATCTCATATTGACGATCAACAATGCGCAAGCCGCAAAAACCCTTCAGGAGATGGAATCCCGCGCGCGGGACTTGCGTAGGTTGCTGGTAAAGCTGCCTGTGGATAGTGAGGAGTTTAAAATGGCCGCGAAGGAGCTGAAAGAGCTTGATACCCGCACGAAAGGGGTGAAAGCATCCATGCAAGCTGCCAGGCAGGAAACCACAGCTTGGCAGCGCGTACTGAATGGGTTCGGTAAGACAGCTGCAGTGATCGGTGGCGTATTCGCTGCGTTCTCGGCCATTGGTGGCATCGTGAATGCTACCCGGGAAACCGAGAAGCTATTCGCGGTTTTGAAAAACGCCACCGGTGGATCCGAGCTGAAGGCGCTTACGATTTTCCAGCAGCTTCAGGAGTTTGCGGCCACCACGCCATTTGCCTTGAATGAAGTGGTAGGGGCATTTACAAAGCTTCAGCAGCGAAACTTCAACCCCACCATCGAGCAGTTGCGCACGATGGGTGATATCGCCGCATCCAGTGGCAAATCCATTGACCAATTTGTGGAGGCGATTCTCGACGCCCAAACGGGTGAGTTCGAGCGTCTGAAGGAGTTTGGCGTGGTGGCTCGCAAGGAAGGCGATAATGTTCGAGTGACCTTCCGTGGCCAGGCGGAGACATTCAAAAATACGTCTGAGAATCTAAACGCCTACCTGCTAAAGCTGGGGGAGCTGCCTGGTATCTCTGGCGCGACGGCTGCCGTGGCCGCCACACTGGATGGATCACTGTCTAACTTGGGCGACAACTTCACTCGACTGTTTGCTACGCTCGGTAGTGGTGGTGGCTTCCTGAAGGCGATTGTGGATGGATTTGGAAGCCTAGTCGAATCGGCCAATAAGTTTTTCAGCATCCCGCTTTCAGAAAAGCTGCGGGAGCAGCAGACTGAATTTAATGCCCTGGTTGCTGTGTTGAAAGATGTGAACTCCTCCGAAGCTACAAGGAACCAGGCGATTGCGGAGCTTCAGCGAAATTATCCAGAATATATCGGGAATGTTAACCTTGAAACGGCCTCGCAGGGAGAGCTGAACACCTTGCTTCAGAACGGGAACAAGCTGTTTGAGCAGCGGATTTTCCTCCAACAAAATGAGGAGCAACTGATCGAGTTTGCCAAGGAGCGGATCCGCCTGGAACGCGCTCTTTTTGATGCCCAGAAGGAAGCGCAGAAGTTGCAACAGGCTGGACAGGCAAGCACCAGGCCCGTACGCTTTGGCACCGGTGGCGATGGTGCTTTCCAGCCTTCCGCAGCGCCTACACGCGGCGAAACTGCCGCATCGAGGGTTGATGCACTTCGAGAGGCCCTGGAGAAGCTATCGGCGAAACAGCTACAGTTCACGCAGGAGCAGGATCAATTCGCGAATTCCCTTTTCAATACCGCCACGGCGGCAGAAGCCGCGGCTAAAGCGGAGCAGGAACGGCTTGAAAAGGAGGCTGCTGCACGAGCCGCAGCAGCAGGTGCCGGTGGCAGCCCAACCGAAAAGGCAAAAAAGGATGCTGAAGCTGCGGCGGGAAGCCTGGCCTTCCTGCGCAAACAGATCGCCGATGTCCAGAAGGAGATAGAAGCCACGCCAGGCGAAAGCAAGGCGCTCGAGCCGCTGATCCGGCAGCTTCAGGTGGCCGAGAAGGCACTGGAAGCCCTCGAAGCTCGCATCGAGCGAATTAAAAATCCAAGGGCGGAAGCTCCGCCCAGTGAGGAGGATATCACTCGGCAGCTCGGGTTTGGCACGAGCCTGAGCAAACCTCCCGGGGCCAGAGATGAGGATAGGCTAGCCATCATTGATTTCAACCAGTTTGTGTTGGAACAAGGGAAGTTGTCGGCGGAGGAACTTGCCGCTTTCCAAAAAAGCCTATCCGAAAAGAAAACCGCTGAGCAGCTCGCAGCAGAGAAAAAGGCCTCAGACCAAAGGGATGAAGATATTAAAAGTGCTTCACTTTCTGCTGCGGCCTCAATTGCTTCAGGGGTTATTCAAATCAGGCAAAATGCCATCCAAGCCGAAACCGACGAGGCAATATCGGCCCTGGACAAGGAGTACGAAGCGAAACGGAAGGCCGCTGATGGAAACCAGCAAGCCCTTAACCGAATAAACAAGGAATACGAGGCTAAAAAAGCTGCAATAGAAAAGGAAGCGGCGGTCAAACGCAAACGAACGGCACTGATTGAAGCCACGATCGCTGCGGCATTGGCTGTTGTAAAAGCGCTTCCAAATCCTTTTGCTGCCATCGCTGCAGGTGTAGCGGGTGCGGCACAAATTGCGGTCATAGCCAACACGAAATTCGCGGGTGGTGGATACACTGGCCCGGGCAAGGGCATAGCACCGGACAATACTGGGCATCGCCCGGTTGGCATTGTCCACGCCAATGAGTGGGTAAGTCCGCCGTGGATGACGCAGCACCCGGTGTGGGGGCCGCAGGTGGCCGCGCTGGAGATGGTGCGCCGTCGTGGCTTCGCGGATGGCGGATTCACAACCACGCCGAATGCCAGTGCCCTGGGTGCATCGTCGGCGGCTAGTCCGGCGGCTGAGGCTAACCTGGAGGTATTCATGATGCTTGCGGCTGAGTTCAGCGCTTTCAGAACAGAGATATCTGGATGGCAATCGAGGCTGAATGTCTCGTATCTGGATATCGAGAGTGTAGGTAATGATTTGAACACCGTGCGGGTGGATGCGGGGATTTAGGGCTTCGTGTCCTACCCGCCCGCGCGAGCACAAAGCACTTTTGCTGCATGGACCCCAAAAACATACCCTGGCGTGGCGAAATCAGCTTACAGCAAGTTTTAGCTGAAATCCGAAACGACTCACTGAAACCCTTCTGGCTGGCCTTCGTGCGCGCAGGCGGGAAACATGCCGGCAGCGTGAAAGTGGTATCCAGTGCGCGCTACGGAGCGCCTCTGGACGGCCATCACCAGCACGTGGGTACGCGGCAGATCAAGCGGCCCAAAGCCACGGTGCTGCACACCGAAAAAGGCAGCCTTCCAATGACCGACACCACGAGCGGGCAGTATATCACGCCACTTATCAGCCACATCATCGGCTGGAACCTCTACAAAGTGAAACACTAAATGAGCCAAGAACCCCAACAAATCACTGAAAACGCCTACTTCCTACCCGGGACGGGCGATCTGATAAGTTTTGCAGCCCCCACGCCATCCGTGACGGATCGGGCGGGAAACGGAGGGAAAAAGATGCGCATAACCTATGGCAACGGCGGATCCGCTGACATTTGGAGCTGGGGGGCGAACAACCTCCTCCCCCAGGAACGTGAGGCACTTGTCCTGGACAATAATATCGTCCCAGAGCTTATGGCCACCAAACGGGATATCACCGTTGGCGGCGGATTGATGTGCTATCGGGAACGCTTCGTGGAAGGCAAACGCAGCATTGAGGAGGTGCAGATGCCCGCCGCCGCAAAAGCCTGGTTGGATGAACTGCCTGAAAAAAACGGTGGGCAGGATATCGAGAGTTACCTGCTGAAAGCTTGTAGGAACCTCATCTATCATTCCAACACCTTCAGTGAGGTAGTCCGCGACAAGGCGGGGAAAATATTCTCTGTGAAGGCCTTGGAAGGGCGACACGTGCGGCCTGAAAAGATGACCGAAAGGGGCCGGATTTTGAATTGGTACTGGAGCGGCAATTGGAAGGAATTCCGAAAAAAGGAGTACGCGCCAATTCAGATCAGCAACTATGCCGGCGAAGTCCGCAAGCAAAGAAAATTCGTCCTGCACCTCATGGACGACGTGCTCAGCGATGAGTACCTGGGCATCCCCACCTGGTGGGGTGGCCGCGCCTGGATCGAATGCGCCAATGCAATTCCCATTTTCCACATCAACAACTTGAGGAACGGGTACACCATCCGCTGGCATATAGAAATCCCGAAGGACTACTTCTGGGATTATACCAGTGCCGCAAACACGCAGAAAGAGAAAACGGACGCGAAGGCGAAGGAGACCGCCGCTAAGCAGGAGTTTTTGCAAAAGCTAAATGCCTTTTTGGCGGGATATGAGCAGACCGGTCGCGCGCTGATCACGGAGTACGAGATGAACAAGCAGCTTGGGAAGGATTTCCCAGGAATCAAGGTCACGCCGCTCAATGTGGACCTGAAAGATAAGGCGCTGTTAGATCTGTTCGAGAAATCGAACGATGCGAACATAAGTGCCCAGGGGATTCACCCGACACTCGCAGCAATACAGACCCAAGGCAAACTATCCAGCGGCTCGGAGATCCGAAACGCATTCGCCATGTATGTGGCGATCAAAACGCCGGTAAAGCGGTCCATCCTCCTAAAACCCTTGCAGTATGTGCACCGGGTGAATGGATGGGGCGAAGGAATTAAATGGGGCTTCCGTGATATCGAAATCACTAAGCTGGATGAAAACCCTGCTGGCCAGCAGCAAGTGGCCGTAGGCGCATGAGCTACCAGGAGGCGCTCGAGGCTTTGAGGAAAGCGAAGCCCGACCACGTGCTGCTACGCATACTCAGCATGCAGCAAACGGAAGGGAATCGGCTGATTTTGGACCGCGAGCTAGAGAAGTTGGAGCCGCCTGAAGACGAGACACCCGCGCTGATCAGCGAGGTGGACGCGAGTATTGAGGTGGAAATCGAGGATGGCGGCGATGCGGTACTGGCTGATTTCTACCGGCAGCAGGCGACGCTTTTTGGGCAGCGGAGGAAGATGAGCAATTCATTCCACAGCTGTGGAACGGATTCGGAGCGCCGGGAAGTGAGCGAGGCGATCCAGGCTGTGCAACGCCGCATCGAGCACGTCCGGCAGCAGATGAGGGAATACAAAACGCTTGGCCATGTGCCAGCTGCAAACGAGAAATATCCCGTGCCTGAGGACGCATTCAAGCTACTTGCGCTTCGGGCATCGCTCAGATCAAACATAAGTAGGAAATCGAAGGAGGCCAAAGAATTAGCCCTGAAATCGCTCGAAAATGATGCCCAGGCAACCAAAAAGCTGACCCTGGCGGAAATGAAGCTCCGCGAACTCCAAAACCACCTTGAACGTGTCCAAAAATCAATCCACGATAAAAATATACAGCCAGGCCGACTTCGGGAAGGCTGATCGGATTGATCGCATCCGGATGCACATGATCGAGCCGGAACGTTTTGTGCTGAATGACCAGGACGAAACCTACTACCGTCAGCTCCAGGCGGCTTATCACCTGGTGTTCGATGAGCTGCGCGAATCGGTGGCCATGAAGGCAATCATGGAGACGGTGGAAGGTGCTGATACCTGGCACCGGGCGAATAAATTGATGCGGGATATTTATACGCTTTTCAGTCCTTTTGTTCAAAAAAATAAGGATTTGCGGCGGGCCATCCTTTTGGAAAAACTGTACCTGATGGCCGATGTGGCCCAGAAAAAAGCGGTCTTCAAATACACAGCTCAGGATAAGGAGGGCAACGATATTGAACATGAAGGTGCAGACCTGGAGTGGATGGAGTTGGCAGGCAAACTCTATGCTCAGGCCGCCAAAATCGAAGGGCTTGACCAGCCCGAAATGAGCGTGATCAATCCGGATGATCTTACGATCCCGGAAATTGAAATCACTTCGGATCCTCAGGCGTTTTTGAACGCCCAAAATCCCGATATCGAAGACGCTGAGGAGTGGCCGGATGAATACGACGATCCGGAGGAGGCGGAGGAGGATGAAGACTAGTAAAAAACAGGTGTATTTCAATCCGAAGCAAATCGCCTTCGTAACTGCTCTCCAAAAAATTAAGACCTGCGTAGCCGGTCGCGGTTTTGGGAAATCCACGCTCATAGCACTGATTCTGCTCTTTTTGCTCAAGGCGATGCCCAGGGCAAAGGTGTTTTTTTCGTCCACAACGCTGGAGCAGGTAAAGAATTCCACGCTGCCACCGGTGCTGGAAAAGCTGGCGGAAATGGGCCTCCACGAGGACAAGCACTTTGTGATCGGGAAGGATCCTTGGGGTTTGAACTCAAAGTGTAAGTGGTTTAAGCGACCAATCAGCCCGGTTAAGAAATTTGACAACGTGATCACCTTCTGGAACGGCTTCACGGTGGTCATTTTGAGCGCTGCCAAGCCTGACAGCCAACGCGGCGGCTCTTACGATGCTGGCATTGTGGACGAGGCCGCTTTTGTAAAGCGGTCTTTTTGGGAAAAGGTACTGCTCAAAATGGTACGGGGCAATCTGTATCGGTTCAATACGCCGATGCATCATTCCATTTTTATCCTCACCTCACAGCCTCGCAAAAGCGATGGCCAATGGGTTATGGAGATGGAAGAAAAGGCCCTGAGCGCACCGGATGATTTCCTTTTCATGTGGGCCAGCGCAAAGGATAATGGGGTCGTGCTGGGCAAGGAATGGTTCAAAACTCAAAAGGCCACCAGTAGCCACCTGGACTACTTGATTGAGGTGGAGAACGTTCGCCTCAAGAAACTACCCAATGGCTTCTATCACCGCTTCAATGAGAAGCGGCACCAGTATAAGCCGCCCATGGATCCGCTCGGCAACATGCTCGATGTGCGGCGTAATGAGTTACTGGAGATGTCTTTCGACTTCTCAGGTAAATTCAACTGTGCCAGCGTATGGCAGGAGCAGGACTTTGTGGAGCGTTGTGTGCGCCAGTTCCACCTGAAGGACGAGGGTAAGATCAAGAAGCTGGTGGATGACATCTGCCATCACTTCAAGGATCAGGAGTTCAAGTACATCCGGCTATGGGGTGAACCACGTGGCCGAGATCGCAACCCGTTCGATGAGGATGATATCTTCACAATCATTCGAAAGCGATTTGAGATGCGCGGATGGGGTGCTGAGATCATGGTGCCCACTGGTGTGGCCACCAAGCACCACAAGGAGCGATTCGCCTTCATGGAGACGATGATGGACGAGGAGGATCCACGCCTACCTAAGCTTCGGATCAATGAGGTGGCCTGTCTCAACGTCATCACTTCAATCCAGGGGTGTGACATCAAGCCAGACTATACCAAGGATAAGTCTGCCGAGCGAGACGAGGCGTTTCCTCAGGAGAACGCACCGCACTACTCGGACACCTGCGACTACTACCTGTACTACAAGCATGCATGGCGACTGAGTGACACGTCGAACCAACGTGCCGGCCAGGTCATGACGATGTGACCGCTCATATATCCTCAGAATTGGGGATTGTTAATCAACAAAAAGGAAATC